AGATAGATATACTCTCAATATGGTTAGAATTGACAGAAAAGTCAGAGAAGTAATTAGCCATATAAAAATAGCAGAAGCTAAAAAAGAGCATTTGCAAAATAAGATAGACGACGCTGCCCCCGAAGTTTCTGTAGCTACTTAATCAAAAGCTACATCGTTGGAAAAAATCCACTCCACATTACAGGCTCTCTTGCGCTCTACTAAAATGTAGTGTATAGTTTTTACACTATACAATTTAAAACGATATATAGACGCGTATAGTCGACGGCCTAGAGACTATATATCATAACTAGGAAAAGGAGAAAAATTATGGCAAATACTACATTTAATGGTCCAGTACGTTCGGATAATGGATTTGAAACAATATCTAAAAACGCAACTACAGGAGTAGTAACTATTGAAGCGGATTACAATGTAAGACCTAACTTCAGAGCATCTATTGATAACAGCACATTTGCAGGAGCAGGTGGAGCAACTGATACTTTAACAGTACAACAATCAGGAACTACATTTATTGTAAATGGAACAGCAAACAATGTTGTTAACATGCCTGCGCTTAGCACAGATAACGTAGGAACTGTTTATCATTTTGTTTTAACTACTGCTGTTGGCGGTGGTGTTACAACTACTTTTGTTTTACCAGGAGCTGGTGTATCAAACTTTTTTGGTATGATCCAACTTGTGTCTGGAACAGCAGCTAACCCAGTTGCAGACGTAGCAGGTGATACAATTACTATGGTTAACTCAACAGTAGCGGGAGCAAGACTCTCTCTTAAGTGTTTAACTGACGATGGAACAAACTCTACTTGGAAAGCAGATTGTTTAAGTACACCGGTAATGACTATCGCGTAATAATTAATTTAGTGTGGGCTTCGGCCCACACAAATTTTAAGGAGAATAAAATATGGGAAATGGAATAGTAAGTCCTAAAAGTAAAACATTAGTCCCTGCTACAACATCAGCGGACGATGATTCTATTGCGGCTGCACAAACATTAGGTGGTGCTGGTGATATGACTCTTGCTGGAACAGCATCTAGTTTTGCTGACGCGGGAGTAGGATTATTTGTTACAATAACTGGAGATGGTTCAACTAATTTAACTGGAGTTAATTTTACAATTACTGGAACAAACGCTTTAGGGCATGAATGTTCAGAAGTTCGTCCTGGACCTAACGGAGCAGCAACAGTAACGACTACATTAAAATTTAATACTGTAACTCAAATAGCTGTAAGTGGTGGAACTACTACAGCGGTAAGAGCCGGAAATGCAGCAGGATCAGCAGGATCTGAACAAAGCATTTTTAATTCTAGAACTAGATTAAGAGAATTATTTGGTACAACTGCAGCAACAGCTAATACGGTTACTACATTTTTTAATGGTGGTGAATCACAAGGTAATCAATTATTTGCTGTACAAAATCCTGTAGCAACTCAGACATTAATTAATCCAGCGTCAGCGCATGGAGGAATACTGGCTGATGAAGGTTTATCAGTTAATTTACCAACTAATAGTTTTGTGAGTTTAACAGTATACTACGACGGGTAGGTACTCATGGCGAATACTACTTCACAGTCCTACGGTTTTGATCAGGACTTTTCAATCGATGAGATTATTGCAGATGCATACGAACGTCTGGGTTTAGTCGGTACAGCCGGTCATCAAATTAAAACTGCAAGAAGATCGTTAAACATTCTTTTTCAAGAATGGGGAAATAGAGGAATACATTTTTGGGAAGTAGGAAATACAAATGTTAATTTAATTGTAGGTTCATCAACAAACATTGATGCAACAGCTGAGGGTTCTGGAATCTATACTTTTTATAGAAATTCTTCAGATGTTCCTGGAGGAGGAGAACCACCTCAAGCTACAACAGTTCCAACAGCAAATGTTTATGGTATTTCAGATATTTTAAATGTCACTTATAGACAAAATTATAATACTACATCACAATCTGACATTGGTTTAACTAAAGTTGCAAGAGATGCATATTCAGCAACAGCAAACAAAGCGTCACTTGGAACACCTTCACAATTTTGGGTACAAAGATTTATAGATAAAGTTACAATCACTATTTATCCTTTACCAAATGCAACTGCTGCTTCTAATTTTTTAAATGTTTATTACGTTAAAAGAATTCAAGATGCAGGAGCATATACTAACGCAAGTGATTCACCTTTTAGATTTATACCATGCATGATTTCAGGTCTTGCATATTATTTATCTATGAAGTTTGCACCACAAAGAACACAGGAGATGAAGTTGTTGTACGAGGATGAATTAGCAAGAGCATTATCAGAAGATGGTTCTCCAGCTAGCACATACATTACTCCGAAAACATACTATCCAAATGTATAATGGCTAGATTCGCAAAAGGTAGTAGAGCATTAGCAATATCTGATAGATCAGGTGCAGCATTTCCGTATAGAGAAATGGTAAAAGAGTGGACAGGTGCGTGGGTACATATTTCTGAATTTGAACCTAAACAACCACAATTAGAACCACATCCAATAGGAGCTGATCCACAAGGATTACAACATGCAAGACCTGCAAGAGTAGAATTTGCAGTGCAAGATATTTTACCTGAAAACCCATTTACAACAACAGCTGCTTCTCAAACTTTAAGCGTGTCTTATCCTTCTAATCAAATAAATTATGGAACTACGTATGTTAGATTTCAATCAGTTAAAACTACAGTAGGTGGTGTTGCAATATCTACTCTAGAATTATCAGCAGAATTAAATGGTGCAATTAATGATACTGTTACTAATATAGATTTAGATGATGCATCACAATTTCCTACAGCTGGATTTATTGTTATAGAAAAAATAAATTCTACAAGTGGAGCATATGAAAATGAAACTGTTCAATATGCAAATAAAGTAGGAAATCAATTACAGAATTGCACACGTGGAACAGCAGCTCCTTTTCGAGGAATAACATTAGCTAATACATCTGCTCAATCTCATGCAGATAAAGCAAAGGTATTTGGTTCTTATTTAGCAACTGCAATTGCAACAACAGAAACAACAGGTGCTCAACCTGCTACAAGAACATTATATAATTCAATAACGGTGCCTTTAGTTAATAATGCTGGAAGCACAGAAACAGCAGGCGGTTTTCAATGTACAATTGGACCGGTTAATGATAGAGGTTAATTATGGCATATAGTTATTCAGATTTAACAACAGATATTAGAAATTATACAGAGGTAGATTCTAATGTATTTACTGCTGCTATTATAAATGGATTTATTCGTAATGCTGAACACCGAATAAATTTAGATTGCCCTATGGATTCCGATAGATTTCAAGATCAAGCTCAATTTGCTACAGATTTTAATTCAATTACTATGCCTACTGGTTTGTTGTTTGTTCGAGGTATTCAAGTTTATGATTCAACAACAGCTACTACAGGAGAAGGAGTTTGGTTAGAAAGACGTGATCAAACTTTTATATCTGAATATATTGGAGAGTTAACAGGCACTGAAGGAAGTCAAACAGGTCAAGATACAACAGGACTCCCTAAATATTATTCTATGTATGGTGGTGCCACTACGGGAACTACTTTAGCTACTTCAGGAGCTATATACGTGGCTCCTACACCAGACAAAAATTATCAATATATTATTCATTATAATGCCATGCCAACTAGTTTAGAGACGGCTACGAGTGGTACTTATGTAAGTAATTATTTTCCACAAGGTCTACTTTATGCATGTTTAGTGGAGGCATATGGATTTTTAAAAGGTCCCACTGATATGTTGACATTATACGAACAGAAGTATAAAACTGAACTACAAAAGTTTGCAGCAATGCAAATTGGAAGAAGAAGACGAGACGATTACACGGATGGTACAATTAGAATTCCAATCCAGTCAGCGCCTCAGTAATTAGGAGATTTTTATGACAATAACATCGGCAATTTGTAACAGCTTTAAACAAGAAATTTTAGTAGAAGGTCACAATTTTACAAATGGTACAGACACATTTAAAATTGCTTTGTATTCAAGTAACTCAGCATCACTAAGTAAATCAACTACAGCTTACACTGCACCCGCAGATGGTACAGCAGATCCAACTAACACTTATGAAGTAACTTCAACTTCTTCTGGATATACAACTGGTGGAAATAGTTTAACAAGCACAACTCCAGCTTTATCTGGTGACACTGCTTGTTGTAAATTTGCGGATACAAGTTGGGGTTCATCAGCTTCTTTTACAGCAAGAGGTTGTTTAATTTATAATTCAAGTAATTCTAACAAAGCGGTTTGTGCAATTAATTTTGGTGGAGACAAAACTGTAACTAGTGGAACTTTTACAATTCAATTTCCAGCACAGACAGCAGGAAACGCAATCATACAGATAGCATAGGAAGGTCA